CCTGCTAGACAGAATTAGCGGCACAGCGGCAGGACGAAGCGAGGAAATGAGCTACGAAGATGCGATAAGGGCAACACTGCATCACTGGGAGCGAATTTCTGAAACGGACGGAATGCTTGGCTTTTCTACCGGCTTGAAGTGCCTTGATGAAGTAACAGGCGGCCTGCAACGCGGAAATTTAACGGTAATCGGTGCAAGGCCGGGCATGGGTAAATCCGTGTTGGCTGAAAACATTGCCCGGCATTGTGCAAAGAACGGCTTGTCCGTCCGATTCCAAAGCTACGAAATGTCAGGCATTGAGTTAACACAGCGAGGAGCAGCGGCGGAACATTCGATTGATTACGGCAGGTTGAAAAAATACCGCATGACGCGTGAAGAGCATAACGGCTTTGCTGAATACCTGAACGAGGCCAGAGACTGGAAGTTTGTGATTGATACGGAGATGGTCGGAATTGAAGCAATCGCCGCGCGATGTCGATTAGAGAAGCGCAAATCAGGGCTTGATGTGTTGGTTGTTGACCATCTGCACCTGATGCCGCGCAAAGGCGTGAACGAGGTTGCTGAACTTGATGATATTACGGCACGGCTGAAACGCTTGGCGATGGAACTGCAAATCCATGTCTTGCTAGTCGCACAGTTGAACCGAGCGACAGAGAAACAGGCAGATAAACGACCAAGCCTTGCAGACCTACGAGGAAGCGGCGGTATTGAGCAAAACGCAAACTTAGTGCTGATGCCATATCGTGAGGGCTACTACGATTCAGACGCACCGCAAGAAACGGCTGAGTTGATTATTGCGAAAAACCGAGACGGCGAGCGTGGCGTTTTAGACCTAGTTTGGCAGGGTCAGTATCAACGATTCTGCGAGTATGAGTATTACAGCTAGGGAGCTGGGCAATGCGTGAAACCTGCTTTTACTGCCTACACGCAGATTTTAAAGCCGAAGCAAACGGCACAATGCGCGGATTTGCAAGATGTACCAAAGCAAAGACGGCTGAAGATAAAGCGAGCTACTACTTCGGCGGCTACAAATGCGACAAAGGCGAATTTAACCCAGCAACAGCCGACACGATGGAAAAAAGGCGCGAAAAGTTTGAAGAATGGCGCAACAAAAGGAAATGACGAAATGAGAATTTTAGCTTTATTTGACGATGGCAACGGGAGCGTAAAAAAGGCACTACCTGAGCATGACGTGGTATCGGTAGGGATTGGAAACGCCGATATTGTGATGGATTTATCAGACTTGGGGAATATTAAAAAACTGGTCGATATGCACAAAGACAATCCATTCGACCTGCTGATGGCAAGCCCACCGTGTGAATCGTGGAGCTTCGCAACAGCGGTGCCGGGTGGGAACGCATACAGAGACAAAGAAACATTGCAACTCCGAACTTTTGAAAATTGGAAGCAACTTAAATACCCATCGATAAACAAGTTGGTAAAGCGAAACGCGCCAGAAGTGAATGAGGCATATTCGAGATATTTGAGGGGCGGTGTGAATGGGGATTTGACAGCATTGTTTGTTTGCGAGCTTGTGAAAGTTTTAAAAATCCCGTTTGTTATTGAGAACCCGCAAGCATCAATGTTATTTGAAAGAATGAAGCGTAATGGGTTGAATTACATAAAGAATAAAGCCTGCTATTCGGCGTACAGCGATGAATTTCCACTTAAAAGAACAGGTTTCGCATCGAATGTGGGAATGAACCTGAAAAATGCGAATAAAGCGGCGTTTAGGATGAAACAGGTAAAAAGCAATAGAAAAATTCTTCGGTCGGCAATCCCAGCCGATTTAATTAGAGAAATTGTAAGCCACTTTTAACGAGGAAAACGAAATGAAAAACTGGTTAATCGAGAAATTGGGCGGCGTGAGTAAGAAAGACCACGAAGAAGTTATTCAGACCGCTTAGCGATTGAGAAGTACGGCGACAGATTACAGTCAGAGGATTTCAGACGGCCTGAAAGAAAAAGCCAAAATGAAAGCTGAAAAAGCCGAAATGGAAAAGGCGGCGGAAATGGTCAGTGCGAACCTGTCGGAAACAATCAGCCGTCTGAACGAGGCGAATAGAACAATCAACGGATTAAGACAAATTGTTAATGGGTCGGCAATAAGTTCGGCAGAGAAGAACAAGAAAATCGAAGAACTGCAAGTGGAAATCGAAGCGAAGAACGCAGAGCTTGCACGAGTGAAATCAGAGATTATCGCAATCTCAAAAGTTAAAGCAGATACGACACTGAAAGCAGAAAACCAACGTCTGAAAGCTGAATTGGAACTGCTGAAACGCAATAAATTCAAGCGAGGCCGCAAATGATGACATTGTTTCTTATTGGGCTTGGTGCAATAGCGGCGCTTCTCGGTATTTTTGATTTGTGTGTTGGTTGTGGTGTTGGCGATTGGTTTTGTTGAATGGGTCGGAAAGAAAGTACGCAACCAAGATGATGACGATGATTGGGGTGGGAGTTGGCCGTATTGATGGAAAAACCGTGTAAGTCTGTATTGCTTCCTTACCCTAACAAGGATTTAAACCCGAATAAACGGCTAAATCCTCACGTTAAGGCAAAAGTTTTCAAGGCGGCAAAGAATGAGGCTTACATGCTTGCAGAAAGAGCAGGATTAAAGGGGATTCAGCAAAGAAAGCTTAGATTGCTGTTTTCCCCTCCCGATAGGAGGCGGCGAGACTTGGACAATATGCACGCAAGCATGAAAGCAGCGTTAGATGGTATTGCGCTTGCGATTGGTTGTGATGATAGCGAGTTTTGCCCAATTATTATTGACCGTGCGCCGCCGGTAAAAGGCGGTTCGGTTTTAGTGGAGTTTTACGAATGAGTAGAGACGAATTGAGGTTATTGGCGTTGTCGTATCGAAATATTGACTGGCTTTTAAATCTCCGAAGTAGGAGTAAATCAACATTTAAAAACCGCGCGAAGAGGAAGCGTAAGTGAGCGCGATCAGAAAAGCGGCCAAAGGGGAAGATTGCACACTCAATATCGCAGGGGTGTGCAATTACAACCCTGAAACAGTGGTTTTATGCCATTTTCCAAGCGAAACGCACGGCATGGGGTTGAAGAGTAACGATTTATCGGCAGGCTTTGGGTGTAGTGCTTGCCATGATGTGATAGACGGCCGGTCGCATATCAAGTTGAGCAAGGAAGATAAAGAGTTTTATATGCGCCGTTCGCAGTACAGGACGCTTTTAAAGCTGATAGACAAGGGAATCGTTAAATGCAAAGCGTAGCGTACAGGCTGACAAAAGACAACAAGCGGCCATTGATGACGACCATCTACAACAATCTAGGCGCGTGGTTGGAGGCAAACGCAGAGCTTGAAGTGTGTATCAGGCCGTACAAATCCAAACGGAGCGTCGAGCAAAACCGCCGTCTTTGGAAAATCTACGGCGAACTGGCAGATAAAGCGTGGGTAAATGGCAGGCGATACAGCGCGGAAACGTGGCACGAGTATTGCAAAGGAATGTTTTTAGGCTTTGAGTTAAAGGCCATGCCGGACGGCACAGAAGTCAAAACGCCAATCAGCACGACAACGCTAAACACGGCGGAAATGACAGACTATCAAAACCGCTTGCAGGCATGGGCGGCAGGAAACTTCGGGTTAATTTGGGAATTTTAAGGGGCGGGAAATGTATCACACGGTAGAGCAGGTTTTGGCGGATGTTTATAAAATCAGAGGCGTGAGAATGGAGCCGTTGAACAACACGGCTTCTGTTTGCGCTTGGTGCGAGAGCAAAGGCGTTACCGGCGGCGGTGGAGATTTAACGCAAGCAGAAACACACGCAAACGCCGCGATGATTATCAGCAGGATAGAGCGCGTATTAAACCGATACGAGCTTGCAGTAGTGGAGTGTAAATACAGCGAGGACTTGAGCGGAATCGTGGATATTACCGCCTATATTGAGCAACAAAACGAGGGCGTGAATCTTCTGATATGTGATGCGCTGGTGTCGAATATCTTGAGGGAAGTCCCAAAACAGGTTGATATTATGGATAAGTACGATATTAATAAAATGACATTATGGCGACACTCAAAAAAAGTAAGCCGACAAATTGCCAAACTGGAAGAGTCCATTCAAATAAAACTCTATGACGAGTTTAAACACTGTGGCATAATTTAATAACACTCTTTATCACAAAAGGAAAACAACATGAAGAAACTGTTACTGACTGCTATTGTCGCAGGATTGCTGACTGCTTGTGCCGCGGCGATTGAGCCAAGTCAACAACAATTAGCCGCTGCGACCTATCCCGCCCCAATGCCGCCAAGCCAGTTTGAGAAAGCTGTAAAAGAATGGGCGGTCGATAACCTTGTTGACCCTGATTCTATGAATATTCGCAGTGTTGATACCACGCCAGCGCGTAAAGGCTGGATTGCGGTTTGTACGAAAATTGATCCGTCTATGGGTAATTGCATGACGCGTATGTTTTACTTTGGCCACATCTTCAATGCGCGTATTAATGCAAAAAATCAGCATGGCGGTTATACAGGCTTCAAAGACTACGCCTTTGTTGTGCGTGGCGACCAAATCAGTTATGGCGTTGAAACTGAAAAAATTTCTAATATGAAATTGTTCTAATCTGTTGACATGATGTTACCTTTTATGTACAATTATGCTATAGTTTGGAAATAGCTATATAAACCGCCTTTACAGGGCGGTTTTTGCGTTTTCAGACGGCCTGATACTCAATTTCAGGTTTTCTAGCCATGCCATTACCGGCAAGGGCAAAAGGGGTGGCGTAGCCACTGAGGAAGATGCCGCGAACGCTTCCAAATCAAACTAGGGGTCGCGCCCTACATGCGAGAGTGAGCCTTAACAAAACGCGGTGCAAGTGAGACGCGTTTGCCCGGCCTAAATGGTTGTCATGCCAAGACAGACTATAAAGTGGTTCTTGCACATAGCCCCTGCCGTTATCGGTATGGGGCTATCCCTTTAGATTTTATCCAT